TGCGAATACCCTGCGTGGCATAAGCGAACTCGCCGGATGCCGGGATCATGGTGACCGCCAGAGTCAGCCCCTCCGCCGTGTCCGGATCGGCCAGCGGGCGGAACACCTCGAAACTCAGTTGCGGGATGCGGTTGCCGTAGTTGCCGAGCGGAAGGTCCTCGAAAACGACATAGGCGGTGCCGCGATAGGCTGGCGTGTTGGCCGCGCCCATCTTGGCTGTGATGAACGGATCTGCCGCCTGGCTATCATCGCCCGGATACCAGCGCCATGTGACCCCTGCGGTGTCCAGCAGCTTGCCGTCGGCCCAGATGCGTCCGATGCCGGTGATTGGCCCCTCGCAAAGCGCGACGGCGAAGCTCGCGTAATAGAAATACTCGGTGGTCTTGACCTTGCCGCCACCGCCGCCGCCCTTGCCGCCACCCTGCGTGGTGGTCTTCGTCTCCTCGCGGAAATCCGTTGCCCAGACGATATTGCCACCGATCCGCATGCGGCCATAGAGGCGTGGGATCACTGCCCCTTCGGTGGCCGAGGTGATGCGCAGATTGTCCAGCCGCGCGCCTTCGATGCGCTGGGTCGGCGCGAGCGACGAGATGATCCAGCTGTCGACGACCGATCCGATGGTGGAGCCGATGAAGCCGCCAATGGTGGCGGCACTGACGCCGAGGATCGCACCGCCGATGCTGCCGCCAATGGCAGCGCCAGCGGCTCCAAGAACAAGGGTGGCCATGGGATAATCTCAGCGTTGGGGAAACAGGAAGGCGAAGGCGATGCGCCGCCGCCAGGAAGGAGTGAGCGGTTCCTCGATCACGCCAAGCCGCTCGTAGGCGTGGAGGAAGGTGTCGGGCCCGGTGAGGATCCCGACATGCTTGGCTATGGCGCGGGGCTGCATGCGAAAGAGGACCAGCGCGCCCGGAACAACATCAGAAGTGGCGATCTCCCGCATCATGCGCCGAGCGCCATCCGCAAGAACCTCACGCGGCCCGGTCTCGCCCCAATCGCGGCTGTAGGGCGGGATCGGGAACGGCTCTGGACCCACGACCTCGCGCCAGACGCCACGGGCCAGCCCGAGACAGTCGCAGCCAACCCCCCGGAGGCTGGCCTGGTCGTGATACGGCGTGCCCAACCAGGACCGCGCTACCTTGATAACGCGCTGTGATTTGGCAGCATTCAAAGCACCGCCCCCTCGTGCCCACCATCCTTGGTGGCATAGCGGAGAACCGCGTCCTGGCCGGGGATGTGCGGGAAGCCACGAAAGTTGACGGTATTTACGAACTTCGCGCCGCAGGTCTCCAGGCGCTTGTCGCACCCCGCGCGGATGGTGAAAGCGTCACCGCCTGCGATGGATCGCACCGGCGCTTCGAGCAGCGTCAGCACTGCGATGCCGTCTGTCCCGTCATGCGCGATGATCTCGGCGCGCCGCCCGGCATTGGCCCCGCTGGTCCATTCGACGGTACCAAAGGTGAACCAGCCAGAGGTAAAACTGCCGAGCCCTGAGGCTGTGAAGGCCCGGTCGCGCAGGAGATCAATGACGCCACCCGTGCCCTTGACCGCGGAGTTCTCCAGATCGATGCCGCAACGGGCGTCGCCGAGTGCGGCATCACACGTCGCCTGGAAGGTCCGTCCCACCGTCTGCCCGAGCACGTGAGCCAATGACCGAACCTCGGCCACGAAGGCCAGTCGCCCGCGCCGGATCTGGCCGATGGCCCCGCGCCGCATCAGGACGCGCTGGCTGGTCTCGGCCCAGTTGACCCGCCAGACCTCGACCTCGGCGTTGTCCCAGCGGCCGTCGAGGATATCGGTCTCGGTGATCCGGTCGGAGGTGAGCACGCCCTCTGCGTCCTGTGCATCGACCGACAGGTCGGAGCCGGACCTGACCTCGGAGGCCGTCAGCCCGCTCTCGGGCTCGAAGTCCGTCCCGTCAAAGCTGAGCGTCCGGTCATGGTCGGTGAAGCCGAAAGTGACGCCATCTGCGCGGGCGATTCGCCAGCACCAGGCGAGCGTGGTCGTGCCTTCATCAAGATGGGCTTGCAGGTCAGGGGCAAGGGTTTTCATCGGCAGGTTCCTGTCATGCGGTCGTCGAGATCGGCGATCCAGTCCGCCCATGCTGGCGGCGCGCCCGCGACGGTCTCAGCAGCAGGCCGGGCCAGCCGCGCTTCGCCGTAAGAGGCGCAGCCAGCATCACCAGGCATTGTCGTTGTCGCGCAGCCTGTCAGCAGGAGCGCCAGCATCGCGCCCGTCGCGCAGCGCCTTGCGCCCGGCGTCCATCCGGTCAGTCTGATTACGTTGTGCATCCTGCCAAGCCTCCTCTCGTCCAGTGCGTTTGCCTTCCGCGCGACCCAGCAGGCGGCCAAGGACGACACCCCCGACGGTGCCCAGAGCCGCGACCAGCCAGATCAGGAGCTCAGCCATCGTCCCGCTCCCCGCGTGCCGCGGCGACGCAGAGGGCGACGATGAAGACGCCGAGGCAGCCGCCCATGACTAGACCTGCGAGGAGCTCAAGCATCGCCCTGAAACCCGCGCTCGATCCGGTCGCGCAGGCCGATCAGGCCAAGCCCGAGAAACATCAGCCCGGCTGGGGATGCGTCGCCAGAGCCCGCCAGCAACGCGACCAGGCGAGACAGCTCAGCCAGCGGGCCGGTGGCGGGCAGCAGGACAGATGCCACGCCGGTAAGAGCGGCGAGACACCCCGACCACCAGGTCAGAGAATTGGGGCGGAAATAGCGCATGGGATCAGGTTCTCCGGATCAGGGTGGAAAGAAGGGTGGCCAGCCGGGCGAGCCAGCTGGTGTCTGCGGCTCGCGTGGATGGGATAATGAGTGGCGGTGGCGTGAGGGCCGGGCGCAACAGCGCCAGTGCCTGGTCTTCGCTCAGGCGTCGAACGGGTCGGGAGTAGTTGACGCGCCCTGATCGGTCCACCGCCCAGACAGGGATGGCGCCATCCGGATAGCGGCCATGGCGGAACAGATCGCGTTCCGCCTCACGGCGTGGAATGATTGCGACGGGCTTGCGCCACCCCATGAAGGCCCTTGCCGCCGCCTCGCGATCGCCTGCGTTCAGATGGCGGGTGAGCTTGGCACGCGCGATACCGCCAGTGTTGTAGTGAAAGCTGACCAGCGCATCGAATTCATGCGGTGCCAATTGCACTTTAATCGCCCGCCGTACCTCGGTCTCGTAGATCTCGATGTCTGTGCGGAACAGCCGGAATGCCGCCCGGATCGCAGCATCGAGATCGGCTGGCATCCCGCGCGACATGCTGATCGGATCAGGCGGCCCGGCGGCGGCGGTATGGCCGATGCCGAACGTCCAGACGTTTTTCACGTCCCTGTAGGGCCCGGGCACGAGACCCTCGTGCCGGGCGAGGGCCAGAAGGCCCCGGTCTGTCATGTGCATGGTTTTACCCGAGAAGTGAGAGAAGCAGGATCAGGGCCGCAACAATGATGCCGATGCGGATGCGGTGGTTGAAGGTCTGGGCTGGATCGGCAGCGTCGCTGCGCAGGGTACGCGCAAGGCGGAGGAGATCATGCATCGGTGTCGCCGCCTTTCGTGTGGCGCATCCGGACGAGGACGATTTCGATAAAGGCCGGGCCGAAGACGCCGACCAGATAGGCCGCCGATCCAGCGGCCCCGCCTGCCGGGATCGCCTCTGGCGGCAGGCCGAGCCAGGCGGTGATGACCGCCATCGACAGGCTGCCCATCCCGGCCGCAATCAACCCGCCAAGCAGGATATGTCGCAGCGCATCGCGCAGGCGCATCTTTGTTGTCAGCGCATTTGTCGCGCCGCCCAGCGCGCCCCAGGCGGCGAGGATGACGGCGGTGGACGCCGCCAGATCGCGCAGCACTGCGGCCAGAAAGCGGGTCTCTTCGTTCATCTGCGGATCTCCAGCAGGGGGATGGATGTGATGGAACCGAGCCGTTCGATATCGAGGGTGACGTCGAGCGTGTCGGTGTCGAAGCGGACGGGCACGTCGAATTCGAAGCCTGTAGTGATCACCACGCCCGCGCCGGGAGCGGTGTCGAAACTCACAACGCCGGTGGTCGTATTGACGCTCCAGCCCGACATCAGTTCGATCCCGCCCAGCGCGATGCGCACGCTACCCGCGACGGGCTTGGCGATGGTGCGGGTCCAGGCCTGTGCGCCGGAGCTGTAATGCTTCAGCAATGCAAAACTGGCGGTAGCATTGTCGCCGGTGCCGATGAGCTGGTCGGTTGGGGTGACGGGTTGCGACGGCAGGCTCGATTTGTAGTCGGCCCAGTCCTTGTAGCGAAATCCGTGCAGACGCCCGTTGCGGGCCTCGAAGAAGGCGACCACGGCTGCCAAGTCGTCGGCGCGGCGGATGCCGTAGGCGACATCATACCGGCGGCGACTGTTTGCCCAGCTGGCGTTGCGTTCCTCATCGCCACTCGCCAGTTCTACGATCTGGGTGCGGCGCTCCGGCCCACCCCGTGCACCGCGACTTATGTTGTCGGGAAACCGCACCTCGTGAAACGCCATCACATGCCCCTTCGGCCGAGGGATACCGCACGGGCGATGTCGGCCGCGACCTGCGTGCGCGATTGCCGGAAGCTTTCGGCATCGCGGGCGTTGATCGTGACGGAGATATTCGGGGTGGGACTTGTCCCCTGTCCATATCCAGCAGCCTCACGACGGGAGAGGACGCGTTCACCTCGTTGCAGGATCGCCGGAACTTCGTCGGGTTTGATGCCAGCCCAACCTCCGGAATGCATACGTGGCGCGCCCGCGAAGGCCATGGCTGGCACCATGCGGCCCGGTCCGGGTGATCCGACCGTGCCACCTGCGTGCAGGATATCTGCGAACAATCCGCCCGCGCCGCCCAGCGCGCCCGAGAGCGCATTGGCGATGGGCCCAAGGATGAACCGCCGGGCGGCCAGTTTGGCCAGATCGGCAATCATGGAGGTCACGAGATCGCGGAAATCAAGTTTGCCGGATTTGACGAAGGTGGCCACCGCATTCTCAGCGCTCTGGAAGGCCCCGACCAATGTCTGACCGATATCGCCACCAATATCGCGGGCCTTGGTGGCATAGTCGGCGAGTGCCGCCGTCATCGCGCCCCAGCCTGTTGCCGCCCATTCGGCACTGGCAGCCGCTGCCGCACCGGCATTACGTGCGGCACTGCCCGCGCCATCGGCAGCATTGCTCGTGTCGTTCAGCCCCGCTGTCAGCGCATCTGCAGAATTCGTGGCATCCGCCAGCGCCGTCTCGGCCTCCACCCCACTGCCGGTCACGGCGTCACGCAGCGCTTGCCAACTGGACAGTGGTCGGCCTGCGGCATCCGCCAGCATGCCCGCCGCCTCGCGATATCCCTCGGCGCGGCCGTGTGCATCTTCAGCCATTGTGCCAAGACCGAGGTCGGGCGGTTCCAGATAGCTGCGTGACAGGGCGGCAGAGAAAGCATCGGCTGCGGCGGCACCCGCTGCTGTTGCCGCACCCTCGAAGGGATTGCCGATCCGCGCCAGGCCCACAGGATCCAGCGCGCCGATCTGAACGCCACCTTCACCGGTTGCCCATTCCGGCAGCAGCGCAAGCGCCGCATTCAACCCGGTGATGAAAGTGTTGATGCGGGTGACGACGCCGTTCAGCATCGCTTCGACGCCGGAGATCAGCCCGTTCGCCGCCTGGAATGCAAAGTCACCGATGGCACCGGGCAGACTGCCCCAGATTGCCACGGCGGCATTATAAGCCCCCTGGAAAATCGCCGCTGTCCGGTCGCCGAAACTGACAACGCCCGCGATGGTGCCCTCGAGCGCCGAAAGCCCCGACGCCTTGAGCCCCTCCCAACCGGCCGCCATATTGGCAAACGCGGCATCCAACGCCAGCCCCATTCGGGACCACACCTCCTTCGCGAGATCGCCCAGAAGCCGGAAGGCCTTACCGACGCCGCCGACCTTGGTCACCAGTTGCGAGAATTGATAGACCAGCTCACCCGCACCGACGATCAGTGCGCCGATGCCGGTGCGGATCAGCGCACCGCGCAGAACAACCAGTGCCGTGGCAACCCCGCGTACCGACAGGGTGGCTGCCGCCAAGCCCGCCACCCAGCGCCCGGCCATGATGCCTGCGAAAGTTGCGGCATAAGTGGTCAGCCGCCCGATGTTGTCGAAGAGTACTTTGATGGCCATCCCCACCGGCCCGGTGGTGCGCGCGACGCTGGCCAGCGCATTGGCCACGGCCTCCAGCGCCGGGGCGGCCGCCACCGCCAGCTGGTTCGAGACGCCACGCCAGATCAGCCCCAGCCGGGAGATGGCGTCGTTCGTTCTCTCGATCTGGTCGGCGTCCTGCTCTGAGACCACAACCCCGAAGGCAAGCACATCCTCTGTCGCTTGGCGCAGCGTCGCGGTATCAATCCGCGACATGGCGATGGAGCCTTCCTCGCCGAATAGCTGCCCCGCAACGGCGGCACGCTCAGCGACAGGCACGAAGCTTTCTATGGCCGCGTTGATCGCGCCGACGCGCTGGTCCAGCGGCAAAGCGATCAGGTCGGAGGCAGACAACCCGAGCCGGTCAAGCGCGTCTGCCGCAGGGCCTGTTTCGGCGGCCGCCTGGCTCAGCCGTCGCGTCAGATCCTTGGTCGCCTGTTCGATGCCGGACATCGACACGCCCGCCAACTCGCCCGCGCGCTCCAGCGTCTGGATCGAGGCGACGGTCGTCCCGAGCGATTGCGCCAGCTTGGCCTGCGCATCCACGGTCTGTAGCCCGGACCTGATCATCGCGGCCCCGGCTGCGGCCAGCGCTGCGGTCGCGGCTGCGGCAGCCAGCGTGGCGCGGCGGGCGAAGGCGGCAACGCGCGCATCTGCCAAGTCCATTTCGCGCGACAACCGCCCGAACCCGCGCGCCCCGGCCTCACCGATGCCTTCCAGCTCGGCGCGGACCTGGCGACCACCTTCCGCCACGAGGCGCACGGAGACCCGTTTCTCAGCCATCGCGGCTTCCTTCCATCTGTTCGTTGAGTTTGCGCACCATCACCGCCTCGATCTCGGGCAGCAGTTCAGCGGCGATCAGGGTGTCGATGCCGAGGGCTTTCGCGAGGGAGAGGGCCGCGCCCATATCCCAGCCCAGCACCGCGCCTTGGGTTACGCGCAGCTGCCCACCAAGGCGGCCGACCAGGTCCCAGACCTGCCAGCCATCCTGCGTTTGGGGCTGGTTCAGTCTGGCCGGGCAGTCGGCGCAGTTGCGCTCGCGGCCTTCGTAGGGTTCGCAGGCCGTGCAATAGCTGTCGCCCCCGCCGAAGGACCATTCGGCGAGGGCGCGGAGACGTTTTTTTCCTGATCCAGCAGCAGGCCGCGCGCGACGTATTGGGTCTGGAACGCCTCGAAGACCGGCCAGATTTCCAGAAGGGCGTCGATGCCGTCCGGTGACACGTGCACAATTGTGCCCATGGCATCACCGACACCCTCCCAATCCAGAACGGCGCGACGGGCCACGGACTTAGCCATGACCAGCGCCAGCTCTTCTTGGCTGGTGTCTTCGGGCAAGGCCTCGAGCGCAGCATCAGCCCGGGCCGACACCATCAGGGCGGTGGTCAGCGGCGCGACCTGCAGGCGCAGGCCGTGGGCAAGCTCCAACCATTCAGGGGCGGCGGTCAGGTTCAGTCGGATCATCAGTAGGCCTCGGTATCGTTGGTCAGGGTTGCGGTGCACATGCGGGCGGGGCTGGCGGCTTTCGCAGCCTGCCAGTCGAATGTCGCCTGCACGCCCTGCGGCCCGGAAATCTCGATCCGGGGGCGTGGCAGGTAGACGGCGTGCACGGTGAAGGTGAAGCTCTCGCCCGATGGCAGGACATAGGCAAAGCTGATCTCGCAGGGGTCGCCGTTGATCGCCTGCGTCACCAGCGTGTCGTCGGCAAAGCGGACCTCGATCCGCCCTGTGAGGGCTGCGATGGACGGGTCTGCTCCGTCGATCTTGCCGTCGCTGCGGATGGTTTCGATCCGGTCGAGGTTGTTGGCATAGGTGATTTCGGCCGAAACCACATTGCCCAGCGCGGTGCCATTGCGACTGATCGCACCGTTAAAATGGCCGAACCGCTGCAGGGCGAGCTCGGCAGGCGTGCCTGCGCCAGTCGTCGTGGCGATGGTCTCGCCCTGCGCCACCAGCCGTGCGGTGGCGGTCAGCAGGCCCGAGCGTTGCACCTGCCAGGAAAGCTGATCCAGCACGCAGCCGGAATACATCGCAAAGCGCGGCACCTCTGGCATGCCGGTCTCAATGGACATGCTGGGCAGCGTCCAGGATCCGGACTGGAACTCATGGGTCCAGGGTGCCGCAGCGCCCGTGGTCGTGGGATCGCCGAAGGCCGCCTTCAGCCAGAACCCGAAAGCCTCAGTGTCGATCGGCACCACGACATCGCCGTCCGCCGTCACAGCGTCCTTGATCGGGGCCAGCGGATCGCGACCGTATCCCAGCAGTTCGGAGTTCAAAAGTGGTTGCTCTGACCCCAGCGAAGTGCTGGCGAAGGGCATTTTGGTGAACCCGCCCACGGGCGGTGTTCCATAGGTCGTCTCGAACGCAAGCGCCATCTGCGCCCGCGCCCCTTGGGCTCGTGCCATGTCATTCTCCTAAATGTCGGGTGTCAGGCCAGCGGGCCGGTGGTGGTGTAGTGCAGGACGACGGTAATCACCGCGGCCTTCAGCGCCGCCGCGCCTTCAATGGGCAGATCGACCGAGGCCGGGGCTTCTGGTTCGACCCAGTCGCAGAGGCCTCCCAGTGTCCGGTCGGCTTCCAGCGCCGTGCCGATGCTGGCGATCAGGATGTCGAAAGCCGTGGCCCGGTCCTTCGGGGCCTGAACGACGACCTCCAGTTCCGCGCGGTGCTGATAGTGATAGCGCAAAGGTGAGAGCGTGACTTCTGGCTCTCCCGGCTGGCCGTCGCGCAGGATGATCAACCCCGCCGCTGGGATCCGCTCGGGCAGAACCTCATCGCGCAGAACAAGGGCGGCAAGCGGCTGCAGCCGCGCCTGCAGCGCTGCGAAGACGGTTTCGCGGGCGGTAGGCATTTATTTTTCCAAGGCTGATGTTTTTGCCAACGGCTCCGAGCCCTTTGCGGTCAACCAAACTTGCTTCACAAATCCGACCAAGGCAGAGTCAGTGTTGTGACCACACGAAAAGGAATGGGAGGCTTCGATGGATAAAGCAGATTATATTCTGAGATCGCTGTCAAAGGTTTCGAGCAAGCGATGGGAGCATTACGTTATAAACCGCGTGTATCATAGGCTGAATGATCCAGAAATTGAGTTTGTATGCCAACAATGCATTCGGAAGGACGATAAATTTTATCTGGCAGACCTCTATTTTCCGCAGTTTGATCTCTACCTTGAGATTGATGAAGCTCATCATGACGGCGATGACGCAATTATTAACGATGCGCGCCGCCGTTTTGACATAGCGGAGGCGTCGGGCCTCACCGAAATGAGGATCTCCACCAGTGGGGCTTCAATTGAAAGCGTAGAGGCCAGTATTGAGGAGTTCATAGAGCTATTACGTCGGCGAAAAGCAGAGACCAGAGAGTTTGACGCTTGGGACTATGAGGATCGCTATAAACCCGACACTCACATTGCTCGTGGCTACATTACAATTGGCCCTCACTCCGCGTTTAGATATCAAAAAGATGCCTTGAGGTGCTTTGGGTACACTAAAGGCCATTTCCAACGGGGTGCGTGGAACCTTCCGCCGGAGGTTGTTGACGAAATTGAACTATCTGGCGCATGCATGGTTTGGTTTCCGAGACTCTACGAACAGAAACGATGGAAGAACTCCCTCTCCGAAGACGGTTGCGTAATTACAGAGATCAATAAGAACCCAGAAGAAGCGTATTCTGAGCGTTGGGACAAGCGCATTGTGATGGCACGATCGCGAAATTCTCTGAACCAGACACTCTACCGTTTCGTTGGCGTCTTCGAGGTGATTCCGGAGTATAGTAGCGGGAGCGAACGCCGGTTTCGGAGAATCGCCAAAAGTATGAGGACAGTATCAGCGGCAAACTTGCACAAATCAGCAAACGTCTAAAAAGTCCGCATGGCGGACGTCAGCCCAGTTTTCCGTCGACCCATTTCGCGGTAATCAACCCCGGCACGCCATCCACCGCCCGCTCCGCATCCCGTGCGAGATCCAGCCGCTTGCGCAGTTTGACCTGTGGCACCAGCAGGAAGATCGGCGCAGTGACCTTTCCGCGCCCGGTTTTCGAGCGCGACACCACCGCCTGACCCTTGGTGTTCAACCGTCCCTCTGCCACCAGAAGGCTTGGCCCCGTGCGGCGATAGACGAACTGCAGGCGTAGGCCGCGCCGTCGTTCCCATTCGCCGGGGGTGATCCGGCCACCGCGCAGACCACGCCCGGCCGCTGGCAACGGTATCGCCAGCCAGAAGCCATTTTTCGAGCGGATCAACGGTCCGGTGTCATGCGCCCCGATGATCTCCGGCGCCTTCGACCAGACCAGCGCCGCGGCGTTCAGGCTGTCCCCAGCCTTCGGGTAGGTGGCAAGCCGGATCGAGTTCGCCAGCCGCCGCCCGAGGCCCGCGCCGGTGATCTGCGCCCGCCAGTCCGATTTGAGCCCGGTTCCGGCCTCGCGCATCGCGGCACTCACGGCCTTTTCCCCGGCCTTGATTTCGGCGGCCATCATGGCCACGAGGTCCGGATCGATCTTGAGTTTCAACTTCAAATTTCCACAGACCTCATTTTCCGGCTATGCTTCGCATTCATTTCAACACTCAGAACCGGGGAGGAAGACGATGATTGATCGTGATGCAAAGGCTTATCCCTCTGAGGCCGGTTCTTCTACATGTTGATTTGACTGGGCAACCTGTGAAACCTGGTTACGGCCTGTAATCGGGCTGAGGAAGGCTTCGACGGAACGCTGGTAGCAGTGTGCTG